GTACTTGTTTCTAACAAGCGCAAATTCATTTATCATAACCATCATGTCGACTATTTCGGGTTCGCCATCAGAGAATTTTTCGGCATCGCGACTTGACAATTGTCGCTGGTAAGTTTCTAAATATTTTCTAAAATGTTTAGTTTTAAGTTTTCGCAATTGTATGTTTAGATGTTCTAGTATAGCTTCAATTTCTTGTAACTGACCGAAACGTTTTTCAACAATGCTTGGTAACTCAGCTTCGTGTCTTTCGATAGCTTGATGCTTGAGACTGAGCTCTCGTCTTGCCGATTTGAGCTCTTCCTCGTAAAATTCAATCGCGTCAGGCAAATGAATTAGATCGTTAGAAACTAATCTAAACCAGTCTTTCATCGGCGTGACTTCACTAGTGCTACTTTCATTGCTTGTAAAAACAAGATAGCTCTTGATTTGGCAACCGGCACTCTACGACGAATTCTCATCATTCGCTGTGGAACTTCGAAGTGTTCTTCTAGCAAATTGTGTAATTCAGCCATAACCACTGGCTGTAAAAACTCTTTTAAAGTTGCTGGAGTTGTTAATAAAGCGTTATGTAATTGCTCCATTGCTTCGAGTGTTTGTTCTAAGTTTTTAGCGCGAATAGAATCTTTTAAATATTGAATAGCCATTAATAATCTTCCACTTCTTCTTCATCGTCAAGTTCAAAGTGAGTGTATACAGCAATTTTTAATTTGCCAGGTAACAAATGTTTTACCATTAGTAAGTCATCACCAAGTCCTTGTTCGTCGCAGTAAGAAACAAATTTATCAGCGGCATCTTGTTGATCTGCTACTTGTATAAATTCAACCATAGTTTCCCATAGTTCAATAAGTGCTTCACCGTTCATGTGTGTATCCTTGTGTATATAGTTTAATGCCCCGCAGGGCATTAATTTTATTCAGCGACAGCTTCTGCTACTTCGCCTTCATCGTCTAGCTCAACTTTAAGCTCTAGGTCATCGTTTGAGAATTCAGCCATGACTTGATCAAGCAGATCGGTGTCGGCTTCCCATTTCTTTCTAAATTCTAATATTTCTTCGCCAGTGACTTTAGAAATATACATATACCTATTACCTTGCTTGACTAACAAACCTGTTTTTTCAAACATGTCAAACAAACCAGAATATGGATTCATACCTTCTTCCCAAGGAATAAATATGTCCACACTTTCAAATGGCTTTGAATAACGTGATTTCACAACCTTACAAGCCGCTTTAATACCTTTAACAGCTGATGTACTACCGCCTAAGTCTTTGTCTTTAAGCTTTTTCTTTTTCATTGCTACAACAATCGAACTGGCGTAAATAAAACCACTACCGCCACTTATTTTATCATCTGGATCAAACATGTCTTGAGATGCGTATGTATGGTTGGTAGCTACTAATCCAATATCATGTGTAGCAATCATGTTAACCGTATTTCTTACCAGTGCTGTAAGTGCTTTAGGCTTACGACCCATATCACCTTTCATATCACCTTTATTAAACTGGTCAACATCAGTTGGTGTTAACAACATGCCCAGGCTGTCCACGACGAATAAAACTTTAGGTTTATCTTCGTCGTTTGCGCCATCGTAATTGTCTCTGTATTCTTTCATAAACATCGAAATAGTTTTAGCAACATCGTCAATCATTGATACGTTAATACGAAGTAATTTATCGTCTGCTGTATCAACACCTAGTGCTTGTAACCATTTTTCGTCAAGCGCATTTTCCGAGTCCATTAGTACTACGAATATACCTTGTGCTTGAGCATCTTTAATAATGTTTGCTGAACAGATGTAGCTTTTACCCGCACCCGATTCGCCTGCGAATACTGTTACCTTGCTTAGTGGAACTCCTTTGTTAAAGTCTCCGCTAATAAGATAATTTAAGCAGTAATTTCCAGTACTAATCCATGTAGTCGGATCGCGGAAACCTGTACTAATACCGCTAATTCCCTTTGTAATGTCTTTACGAAACTTTGAAACATCGAAAGCCTTCGTCATTAGATATTCTCCTTAACAAATAATTATAGCTAGCGGCGAACCGCTAGCTGAGTGGGGTTTAAGTTAGCTTGATTTACGCTTTTGAACCATTGCTAAAATATCATTAACTGATTTTTTAGGTGCTTCGTTGCCACTATCAGTTTCTTCAACTTTAGGTGCTTCAGGCTCAGCTTTTATTTCAGTTACAGGTTCTGATTTTGCTTCAGTTTTGGTTTCTTCGGCAGGCACGGACTCATTTTTGCTTTCAGCAAGTTGTAAACCGTAAGGCTTATAAAACTTACCAAAGCGAACTGGATCATAAAGTTCACCGTTAATACTTGCTTGAAACATCTCATGGATAATTTCTACAGCTTCAGCATCTGGCTTTTTAGGCAAATAGCTATTAAGATCAACTAAGCCGTATTCTTCAATTGCGTCTAGTTGTTCTTGACTTAGTGCAGTTTCTTTGCGAGCATACTTTGAAGTGGTGTAATCCGCATACTGACCTTTTTGAGTTTTAGTTATTCTAAAATCAAGTCCGTTTAAAGAACTAGTTGGCATTTCTTCAAGATCTGGATCCATAAGAGCAGACTTGATAATGTTAAACAGTTGTGGACTGATGATAAATCTACGGATAGGATTGTCAGCTGGTTCATCTTCCGACAAAGGTGAATCTTGTACAAATCCTTGGAAAATGTACGAACGCTTTTTCCAATACTTTCTAGCTAAATCTTCCAACGACTTATCGTTAAACATAGGACGAACCTCTGTTAACACTGGGCAATTTTCTCCCCACATTTCCATACACGGTACTTGGATAACAACTTCTTTTGATTCGTCGTGACCTTTGATACCAGGGAAAGGTAGTTTAAGCATTTGCTTTTCAACCCAAAAGAATGGATTGTCAGGATTGCCATCTGGCAAGAATCTTACGGTTGCTGTAGTATCGTTGTCGATATTCCAGTGCGAGTAAAGTGTTTTGTCTTGACTTCCTGAAGAACGGTTGCCAGATTTGGCGTCTTCGATTTGTTGTAGTTTTGCTCGTATTTCTGCTAGTTTGTTACTCATTTTAAATAATCTCCTTATATGATATAACCAAATGCGTTTTCCTTATATGATTCCTTACTAAACCCGCATAAGCTTAGAGGAACGAAATGTTTAACCACAAACATTTCTAATTGGGTAACTGTGTGCATTTGTAGTATTATACTAAATTTTTGCGACAAAGTCAACCTTTTTCTTATTATTTTACGTGGTTATCTTGCTAGCTATTGCTATTGCTAGTGTATTTATTTATCTTTTTGTGCAAATACACTAGCAAAATTTGATTCTTAATTATAGGTGTAAACCGCTCCTGTGTAGTCTGCTGGCGCACCGACATTTACATTATCGTACTTTAATTGTAAATGTCGTTTGTTTGTGTTCCTTTAGTGTTTTCAATTCTTACACGAGCGTAAGAGTAAGCCGAACACAAAGTATCGAACGGACCTACAGTACCTCTTCGGGTCTGTAACCACCAGCCTTCACTATTTTCGTAAATAGAGTCGAGTCCTCGTTTTTGAGTGTTGACTGTTATTGTTTTCATTTTATTTATTCGATCTCTTCTTCGACTTTCTTCTTTGTTGTTCGGCTTCAGCCGCGGCTTTCATATTGCCTGTAGACGTAGCTATTAAATCTTCTAAATCGTTATCGTTTAACCCAGTAGCATATTTTGAATTAACTTGTGGACCTTCTGACTTTCTTGATAACTTTTTGTTTACAATTGAACTAAAGTTTTCATGTAAATCGCTTTCATCTAAGTTAACTGGTCCAACAGTACCGTCAGCTTGTAATACTTTATTATGAGATCGCTGTGTTGGCATAAGTTTAGCATTTCTTATTTCAATAAATGTATTGTCTTTTTTCATTCCTGGACGTCTGTGAGGTCCTACACGTTTATTTTTAAAATGTGTTAGTACAGATTCTATGTTATTTTTAGCTATACTCTGAGCTTCTTGTGAATCTGAAGCAAGTACGAAAAGCGAATCTATGCCATTTTCGTAATATATTCCGTCCCAAAAGTTGCTGTAACATCTTACCATGTATAGCCCACGGTCGTCTTGCGAATCTTGCGAATCTTCTGTTATGCCAAACGTTTGATGAATTTGCTTTTTGTTATGTTTAGCATATAATAAATCGTTTACCATGTCATCTTTAGTCATGCCAACTGTAGAAACAATCTTGTGAGTTTGCTCCATTTTTTGTCTTAGTGCATTAACACTCATAGCTTTTAATTCTTTATAATATTTGTAAACTGGCGAAGTTCTGTCAGTTGCTTCAAATAAATTTTCAAATGAATATTTATTTAGCTTGCTTTCAAACATTTCAGCTTCTTTTAAGTTACCATGTGGACTAACACCAAAGCGTTTCTTTAATTCTTTATTAATAAGTTTAATTTGAAATGCGCGTGGGGTACCTTGACCACTAGGTTGGTTGTCATCTATTCCGCTTTTAGCTAGCATTATTAATTCTTCGTCACTCATGGCTTTTACTCTTGCCACTATGTCTTTTGGAGTCGAATAGCCATCCCACCAAAGTGCTTTATTCATTTTCTTTTTAATGTTATTAAAATTACCTTCGTTTGTTTGTTTATCCATAGCAAAGTATTCTTCGTCGGTTATATACATGTCACGATCACGGTCGTAATAACGTCCTTCCTTTGGATCGTAATATAATACTTGGCCATTGCGCATCATCATTGGACCTTCTAAATCTGGAATATCAGTATAACGTTCTCTGTCTATCGAAGGTAATATTGTATAGCCTTCGTCAAGTTTAATTGAACGAATTAAATCCACTGCTAGTTTTTGTTCCGATAGCTCTAGTGTTGAGCCTGATCTTATTTTATTTCTAAGTGTCATAAAAAATTTAAAAACATCTTGATCGCTTTCTGTTAAACTAGCGGCTAATGTTTCGAGCTGTCCAACAAAAGAATTATCATTTATTTGTCTTGCTGATTCGTATATTGCTGAATTAATAGTTAGGCCTGATTTAGCTTTGGCTTGTAAGCTTTCTGAAATTGATTGAGTTGGCATAGATATCCCTGCTGTGGTTTTTGGTTGGTTGGCATAATCATTTGGCTTGATGGCTTTGCCGAAAACTTTAAATTCAAATCCAACAGGAAAACGTTTAATAAGATTTCTTAATCTTGAATGAAATTTTTCTA